GTTTGGGTATTTTGGGTTATGGTTCGCAAGAGTCTACCAACAGGGCAAATGCCCAGTTAGCCCAAAATCAAATGGACTTTCAAGAGAGAATGTCCAATTCTGCCTATCAGCGCCAGGTTGCTGATTTGTCTGCTGCTGGTTTGAATCCTATGCTTGCTTACATAAAGGGGGGTGGAGCTTCCACCCCTCCGGGAGCAAGCGCAGTTATGCAGAATCCTGTTGCAACTGCAATTTCTGCGTATAAAGCACCTAGTGAGTTATCTCAAATTAAAGCGACTACTGGTTATACAGGAGCCCAAGAAAAGAAGACTGGTGTTGAGACTACTCAAGTTGAAGCTCAGACTGAACTTACTAAAGCACAAACTGCTGTTGTTAATGAAACAGTTGCTAAAGTGAAGGCTGAAGTAAGTAATTTAACTACTGATAATGCACGTATTAAAGCCTTAACTGATACTCTTAGAGAGCAGAAAAATCTTTATTATCAACAAGGATTTACACAAGCTGCTTTAGGTGATATGTATCGAGCAACAGCTGATAAGTTGAAACAAGAGATTGAATATTTGAGTTCAGCTGAATTTTTGAACAAGGCTAAGACCGAAGTTGAAAAAATTGAAAAAGAGATTAGAGATCTAGACTTACAAGCTGCTAGGAAGTTTGATAATTTTGGTCGCGAAGCTAGTCAATTGCGACCTGTTCTTGAAGTGTTTAAAGCACTTATTCGTCCACGTTAATAAGGAGTTTTTTTTTATGAATGTATTTCTTCGTACACCATACAATTACGATATGTCCAAAGTTTCAGATGAAACAGGACTTATTTGTAATGATCCCTCTTTGACTCAACAGCAATTTGCTGAAGAGTCTGATATCAACAATATTGTTGATAGATTTATGAAGACTGGCCATATTCCAACGCCAGCTTCTATGCCTCAATACGCCGACTATGAAGGCATTTTTGATTTCCAATCGGCTATGAACGTAGTTCGGCAAGCTGATGAGAACTTTATGCGTATGGACGCAAAAGTACGTGCGAGATTCCATAATTCTCCCCAAGAGTTTTTGGAGTTTTTCGCTAATCCCGACAACGCTCAGGAGGCGGTGCGCCTTGGTCTGGCTGTTCCTACTGCCAAACATAAGGACGTCCCTGCTGAGGTTGTGGAGTCGGCGAAAGCCGACGGGGCAGCGTCTTAGCTGCCAAGCTTGGTGGCGTGGGCACAGTTTCCTACTTGATGTAACTGTGCCCATTGACACCTTCTTTGTTATCTGTTCTAATGGAGTTCATCATGAAACCTCTTCATCGTTCAAGCGTTCACAAGCACTCGAGTGCTAAGCAGTTTCGCAGTCATATGGGTCGTACCCAGATGGCTAACATTGTTGCAGCGCCTATGAGGGGCGGGATCCGTCTTTAAGGCCTAATGTGTACCTCGATCTGGACACATCCTTCTCAAGGGCCTATCAAATGCGGTCAATGTGTGGAATGCAGGTTAGCTTATTCGAGAGAGTGGGCTATCCGTATAACGCACGAGCAACAGATGCACAAGGTGTCTTGTATGCTCAACCTTACGTATGATGACGCTCACTTACCTGAGCATGGGCAGCTGATTAAAGCTGACTTGCAAAAGTTTTTTAAGCGTATGCGTAAGGCAGGTTATAAGTTTCGTTATGTAGCTTCAGGAGAATACGGCGATGTTTCAAGACGTCCGCACTTTCATATTGCATTGTTTGGAGTGGATTGGCACGCTGATCGTGTGCCTTTTGGTCGTTCTGGCGGTGATAGGACTTATACTAGTGTTCGAGTCAGCAAGCTCTGGCCTCAAGGGAACCACCTCATCGGTTCCCTCAATTTCGAGTCTGCAGCATACATTGCCCGTTATATCTTAAAAAAGATTAAGGGCCCCAACGCATCTCCGATGCCGTTGTACTCGAATAATGACACAGGAGAAATTGTTTTGCCAAATCCTGAATTTATGTTAATGTCTAAGGGACGCATGCGCGGCCAGGGCATTGGCGGTTCATGGTTTAGTGAATATTTTATGTCTGATGTTTTTCCTCATGCTGGAGTTATTACTACACAAGGTAGTAAGGCTCCAGTTCCTCGTTATTACAAAACTTTGTTAAAGGAGCTAGGGTCAGATTTAGCACTTGACATGCAGTTTCGATCGTCGGCCAGGGCCGACATGGATGCAGATCGTACTATGTACGAGAATCTGCCAGTCCGTAAGATAGCTCGAGCAAATGTGAGTCTATCTCGTTCTAATCAATCAAAACGTACTATTTAAGGTCAAAAAATGTTGCAATTCATTGTTTCTGTTAAAGATCGTGCCGCGGATGTTTTCAACCGTCCTTTCTTTGTTCCTCATCGTAATGTTGCTATTCGTGACTTTACGGACGAAGTTAATCGTTCTGCAGCTGATAATCAGCTTAATAAGCATCCTGATGATTTTGATTTGTACCTATTAGGTCAATTTGATGATAATAGTGGTACATTTACTACTGAAGAAGCGCCTCTGGTGCTTGTTCGCGGTAAGGATGTATTGCAGTCCTCATGACCCTTGCACCCCTTTGGGGGTGCTTTTTTTTAACTGGAGTTCTTATGTTTCACAATAAATCAGTTTCGACTCATGATTTTGCGATGGTTCCGCGTGCGGATATTCCGCGTAGTCGTTTTTCAATGCAAAAAACATTGAAGACTACTTTTGATAGTGGTTATCTTGTTCCTATTATGTGTGAGGAGGTATTGCCCGGTGATACGTTTAATGTCAACGTCACGATGTTTGGCCGCTTGGCTACGCCTCTTTTCCCGGTCATGGATAATCTACATTTGGATTCGTTCTTTTTCTTTGTCCCTAACCGTCTCGTATGGACGAATTGGGTCAAATTCATGGGTGAGCAGGATAATCCCTCGGATAGCATTTCATACTCAATCCCTCAGCAAGTGTCTCCAGCTGGCGGATACGCAGTTGGTTCGCTCCAAGATTATTTCGGCCTTCCTACTGTCGGCCAGGTCACTGCCGGCAACACCGTCTCGCATAGTGCTTTACCGATACGTGCATATAATTTGATTTATAACGAGTGGTTCCGTGATCAAAACCTTCAAAATTCCGTTACTGAAGATAGAGGTGATGGGCCAGATGCGTCCCCTGCTACTAATTACACACTCCTTCGACGTGGCAAGCGTCATGATTATTTCACTGGGGCGTTGCCATGGCCACAAAAAGGTGGCACAGCTGTTACGCTCCCTTTAGGTACTTCTGCTCCTGTTAAAGGTTTTGGTATTGCGGGCGCAAATACTACTGCTGCCGCTACATACTATGGTCCTGGTGGTTCCTCCATTCCTGCTGGTACTTACGGTTGGAATCAGTCTAATTCATTGTTTTTTCCTGATGCAATAAATTCTTCTGGTACTTCTGGCACTTCTGGACATATGCCTTCTTTGTATGCTGATTTGTCGCAAGCAACAGCTGCAACTATTAATCAATTGCGTCAGTCTTTCCAAATTCAAAAGCTATTAGAGAGGGACGCTCGTGGTGGCACTCGATATACTGAAATTCTCAGAGCACACTTTGGAGTTCAATCTCCTGATGCTCGTTTGCAGCGCCCTGAATATTTGGGTGGTGGTTCTACTCTTATTAATATTGCTCCTATCGCTCAAACTTCTGGTACGGGTGCAACGGGCCAGACTACACCATTGGGTAATCTTGCCGCTATGGGTACTTATTTGGCTCCTGGCCACGGCTTTACTCAGTCTTTTGTTGAGCACGGTTATGTTATTGGTTTGGTGAGTGTTAGAGCTGATTTGACATATCAACAGGGTTTGCGTCGACATTGGTCCCGATCTACTCGTTATGATTTTTATTTTCCTGCTTTTGCGATGCTTGGTGAACAAGCCATTCTTAATAAGGAGATATATGTAACTGGTGGTGTTACGGATTCGCAAGTTTTTGGTTATCAAGAACGTTGGGCCGAATATCGTTATAACCCTTCTGAGATTACTGGACTTTTTCGTTCAACCGCTTCTGGAACTATTGATCCATGGCATTATGCTCAGAAATTTACTTCGCTTCCTACCCTGAACTCTACTTTTATTCAGGATACACCTCCGTTGTCACGCAACTTGGCTGTTGGTGCTGCGGCTAATGGACAGCAGCTTTTGCTTGACGCGTTTTTTAATATTAACGCTGCTCGCCCGCTGCCGATGTATTCTGTTCCTGGTTTGATTGATCATTTCTGATTATGGCAGATTTACTTGATATTGGTTTGGGTATTTTGGGTTATGGTTCGCAAGAGTCTACCAACAGGGCAAATGCCCAGTTAGCCCAAAATCAAATGGACTTTCAAGAGAGAATGTCCAATTCTGCTTATCAGCGTCAGGTTGCTGATTTGTCTGCTGCAGGTCTGAATCCTATGCTTGCGTATATTAAAGGTGGAGGTGCATCTACTCCACCGGGCGCAAGTGCAGTTATGCAGAATCCTGTTGCAACTGCAATTTCTGCGTATAAAGGACCTAGTGAGTTATCTCAAATTAAAGCGACTACTGGGTATACTGGAGCTCAGGAACGTAAAACAGGTGCTGAAACTTCTCAAGTTGAAGCGCAAACTGAGTTAACTAAGGCTCAGACTTTAGTGGTAAACGAGACAGTAGATAAGGTTAAAGCAGAAATTAAAAATTTAAATTCTGACACTGCTCGTTTAG